TTAAAAGCTCTAATAAGAAAAGCTTCTGGTGCTTGTGTTACAGCTGTACTGAACAAAGCAAATGTACTATTACTTCTTCTTTGACCTGTTAAATCTCTAAAGCTATTAGGATATATAGCTATCGTAGGTCTTATCTGTGCCGGAGGTAAGTTTCTAAGTTCTTCTGATTGTAAATTTAATGTAGTAGTTGGTTGGATTTTTTTAGTTAAAACTAAATCTCCACTCTCTTCTATTACTGCACAACTAGAAAGTAAAATTACCCACAGGCAAACTAATTGTTGTTTGATTCCCATCACTGTCCGTTATTGTTAGAGTTATTATTCCGTCTTCTACTTTGTATACTATTGTGTTACCTTCTAAAGTTAATGTACCACTATCAGAAGGTATCTCACCAAATAAATTTTCTACTAACTGTCTTGATAACTGTGAGTAGATTCTGGACTCCAAGTTTCTAATGAATCTTGCCAGAGTTGTATTCTCTTTGTCTCTTTCTATCTGGTCTTGTAAAGCTTTTATCTCTGCCTTAAGAGCTTCTTTACGATTAAACTCTTGATTCTGTATAGTAAGATAATGTGAGCTGGTATTATTACCGTTAAAGCTAGGGCTTTTAAACTTAAAAACTATCTCATCTGATAGACTATTAACAGCAAAAACACTTACTAGCAAACACCAAAACATAAGACACCACCAGCAGTTTCTCTCTACCTTTGCTGTGTTTTTAAATGTCGGTTTTATTTTCATATTAAATTGCAATATTAATTATTATCATAGATAAAAACATAAATCCTAATACGCAAACTTGAACTATTGAAGCTATTGTAATTTGTGTCATAGGGTGTATATCCTCTATTGTGTTAGTCTTTTCGTTGGTCTTTTTTTCCATCTGCTCTTGCTATCCTGTCTACGTCTACTTGTATTCCTAGTACTGTCCTACACATAGAATCTATTCTTATCATATCGTTATCCATTTGTCTTACTCTATCTATAAGTGCAACTATCATTCCATGTTGTGTATCTAATTTTTTATGTATGTCTGCTATTAAAGATTTAAATAATACCCATACAAGATAACCTAGACCCATTGCACCAGCTGCTGGAATACCTATAGTTTCTATAGCTTCTAACCAATCATTCATTATTTACCCTTTGCTAAACTACCACCAAAATACATACCTATTATAGCAGATACTAAGTTGGTGTCAAGTTGTGTAATTACAAGCCCTTGAAAAGTAATCCATTCAAATATTTCTCTGCCTGACCTAAACAAACCACCCGGATTCCAGTTAGTATAACCTACAGTAACACTTACATCAGGATAATAAACAGCTACAAGTTTAGGTAAAAGTACTATAGCAAACACTGATGTCAATGCTATGATTCTTCTTGTCCATGCAAATCCTTTATCTTTTAAACCGTGTTCAAGGGATTGCTTTTTAGCTTTCATATCAAACTCACCACGAGTTATAAGAAGTTTTTGTGCTTCTGCTTTAGACTTACGACTCTCAGCCCACACACTCATAACTCCTCCCAATACAGTAGAAGCTAACATAGTTATTATTTCAAATGGAAATCCCATATTAATTTATTATTAATTTACCTAACTCTTTAGCAATTTTATCTTTATCTAATTTCCATTGAGTTTTAGAATATTCTGAATCAAGTTTATTTATTTTAGAATTTTTCCAAGCTTTACTTAACATTTCATCAGTTATTCTTTCATCATACTTTCCAGCTTCTAATCTATGCATACCTTTAAAAACTTTTATAGCTGTTTCTTCATCATTTTTAAAATCTATTATTTTATCTATAGGTATATTTGAAAACTTAGATGCGTTTTTTCCATAAGTATCTTTATCTGTTCTAGAAAATTTTTGTACTATTTCTCCTAGTGTTAAACCATTATAATTTTTAGTTAAATTCATAAAGTTTGCTCTTGCTCCTGACTCAACATCTGTAAACTTAGCAAAAGTTTCTAGTTGTTTAGTAACACCATCTTTTCTTAAGCCACCTAAATTTTCTTTATCTATACCTACTACTCCTGAATATTTTGCAACGCCATCATAAGGCACAAACATATTAAATTCTTCATCAATACTTCCTAGTGACATATTTAAAGGATTATTATTTTGAATAGCCCTTGGTTCTATAGTAAGAATATTGTTTTGTTCTTCTTTTACAACAGAACCCTGAGAATATTGTTGTCTTTCTTTAGTTTCTTCAGGATACATAGAATCTATAGACATTAATATTTGTCCTGCTAATGTAAGAGGTATAGCATATTTTTTAGATATGTCAATAATACGAGCATCAAATATAACATAATTATTAGTTTTATTTTTAACACCTTTTTTTCTACTTTGATTGTCTAAATATTTCATTCCTTTTATTCCACTATCAAATAAAGCATCTTCTGCAAAAAATCTTTTATCAGTAGATTTTTTTATAAAGTCTATAAAATTTAACCCAGTTATTTTAGGTGTACCTTTTCTAGCTCTGTCTATTAATTTTTTACGAGGCTCATCGTTTAAAGCCCACGGTGGGAAACCATCTACTTCAGCTACATATTTTTTTAATTCTGTATCTTTTAACTCGTCTATAATTTCATTGACTACAGGTAAAACTTTTTTTTGATTTTTTATGTTTTTATCTAAATCAAACAAATCAGCTTTAGATGTATTAATATCAACTTCATAAATTTTACCGGGTATTTCTTTTGGTGTTATTTCTCCACTAGTAATTCTATTTATTTTATCTTGTATATTAAGAACCTCATTAGCATCTGTACTTTTTCTCATTTGTTCTTGAAGTCTTCTTCTTTCATGAAATTTACCAACAGTATTTTTATAAAACTCAGCTATGTTTTTCATGTCTGTAAAATATAAACCTCTACCATAAGCATTAACCCCTTCTCCTGAACCTCTAAAGTTTGAACTAAACTTACTAAAATCTTGAGCAGAACCATGAAATGCTTTAAACATTTCTTTACCAATTTTTCCTCCTACATTTAAACCTAGTCTAGCCATCTGGTCAGAGTAAGGTTTACTAGTAAAAGGGTCTACTCTATCAGCAGGGTTTTCTTTAGTATAAGGTACATCGTCTTTACCTGTTACTAAACCACCTGTTGAAAATAAAGTAACTTTTTCTTTTAGTATTTTTTTTCTTAACTCTGGAGTAATTATTATTGTAGGTGTTGTATCTAATTTTAAATAATCAAAAGCTTCTATAGCATCGTCCCGTCTTAATATAGGCACAGCAGCAGGATTTAAATCGTAATCAAGGGCTTCATTATCTTCCATTTCTAATTTTCTATAAACACTTACATCGTCATAGTCTAATTTCATTACCTTGTATTCACCGTTATATTGTTTAGCTAATTTTTTCATAAAGGAAGGAGCTTTTTGTTCATACAACATTCTTTTAAAAGCTTCTCCTTCTCCACTGTATCTTTGTAAAATAACATCTACAGAAGATAATGATAAACCATCTTTACCATCTTTAGCAGCCATGTACAACATTTGTTTTAGTATAGGTTTGTACCACTCACTTTTCATTGGATAGTCAGGGATTAACGTTTCAACATCTCCGTATTCACCTCTAAGTGCAGCTAAACTCAGGTTAAGTTCTTTTAATTGGTCTTGAATACTAGAAAGAGCTTCGTCGGCAGCTATAGGTTCATCAAACATTAAGTCATCTAAAGGTGCATTTATACTGTATTCTTGATGATTCATAAAACCATCATCTATAAAGTTTCTAGTGTACTCTCCTACTTCTGTTGTGTTTACGTTAAGTCGTAAACTTTTATCTTTAAAACCTATATTATGTTTAGAAGAAAACATAAAGGCTTCAGAATCAAAAATTTTATTATATAAACTATAAAATTTATTTATCTCAGGTATATCTTTTAAACTTATATCTGGACGTTTATTATATTCTTTCATAAAAGGAACTCTCATTTCTGCAAATGTTTTCATAACCTTTTTGTAGTTTTTTTTATTTATAGAACCTTGAAAACCATTATATAAACTAACATTTGTTTCCCGTTCAAAGTCTTTATAAAATTTTGATATTAATTTTTCTTTAGCTTTTACTAAACTTTCTAATCTATTTGCTTCAACATCTCTTGCTTTAGTTATTTCTCTTTGTTTAGGAGTATCAAATCCTACATCAAATCCTTTAGCCATAGTATCAGATTGTAATTCATCTATAAATTGAGTATTAAAATTACTATTATTTAAAGTAAGTAATTTTCTATCTCTTGTTAATACGTGTCCTATTTGAGTTAAATCATCAACATCTTGAAAATGAAAACGACCGTGATGAAAAAAATTCATTTCTTGTATTTTATTACCTTGTAACCCAAAAGTTATTTCTTTATAATCTGAACCACCCGGTAAATTACCATCTATATATGTTTTATATTTAGCACTATAATCTAAACCAAAATCATCTATAATAGTTTCTTCTTGCATTATACGTTGTAAATTTAATTTAGCTTCTGTAAAATTATTAGCAACATTATAATCATTATTAACTCTGTTAGTCAAATCTTTTCCTTCAATTACATATTGAAATCCTAGTTCTTCTGTTCCTACAGCATATGCATCTATGTCTAAAACTTCATTACCTTCTACAGTTATTTTTTTTAATTTTTTTAAATCTCCAGCTTTATCAAACTTAGTAGTAGCTACTCCTAAAACTTTTTCATTAAAATTTTCAAACTCTGTAGGAGAAGATTCAACAGTAATATCTTTTTCTATAAATTTTAGTTTATTACTTAAACCTGAATCAGTTCTTACAAAAGGTTTAAGTGTTATTTTATTATCTGCTACTGCTTCTACAACATCTACACCAGTAAACTCTGGGTTTAACTTAATAGTTTTTTCTATTTCTAAAAAATTAAGTTCTTCTTGTTTGACTCCTTTTTGTTTTTGTAACCATCTATATAATTTATCACCTTTTTCATTATCAGGAGAATCAAATAGTAATGTTTTAAGAGGTGTAGAATAAGTATACTCATCTTCATAATAAACTTTAGCTAATTTTTCAAACGAATCTTCATAATCTATTAGACCACCACCACCATCAAAAGCATCATCTACTTTAGAGTATATAGGTTTTAATGCTTTACCTACTTGTCCACCTATAGCATAAGGTGCTCTACTTACATCAAAAGGTTTTATAGCTCCAGTATTTTTATCTATACCACTAACTACATTAGCAATAGCCTGTGCTCCTGTTCCTATTTTTTTATCTACATTTTTTGCTATGTTTTGCAAAGGAGTATAAGGTTCTCGTATACCTGTGTACTCTTCCATAATATCTCCAACAGCTCTATCAAAAATATTTTTAGTTCCTGTTAGAGGAGCTTTACGAGCTACTGTTTCAAAAAATCCTCTGTCATAAAGAGTCATACCTATAATGTCATTTATAACAGGACCACCTGTACCTATACCAGCTACTAATGGATTTTGTCCATAAGCCATTCCTTCAAAGCCTCTTATTAAATATTCTGTTGGACCTAATAAACCAACACGTTGATAAGCTTTTAAAGTATCTCTCCAGCTTTCATCATCATCCATACTTTCTCGTTGCTCTGGAGTTGCTCTCCAATAGTTAGTAGCTTTAGCTACATTAGTAGACATTAAAACAAAAGCTGCTAGTTTAGGTGCGTTAGCAGTTGTGTCTGTAATTGTTTCTTTTGCAAAATTTCTTAGGACTGTATTACCAAAAACTGTAGGGTATCTTAAAAACTGTGTAAAAATATCTACTTTAGGATTAGTCATAAACAAAGGAACAGTAGCAAACTCTCTGCCTGTTTGTAAAATAACTCCATTTGTAAATCTACCTGCTCCTCTTACAATATCATTTTTATAAAATGCATCATTTCTAGCTTCTAAATTTATATTATCTCCGTATTTTTTATGCCATTCTAAACCTTGTTCTAAATTAATATTTAAATCGTTTAGCTCTCCTTTAAGTCTAGATATTTTACTAGTACTTAAACCGTTAGGTTTAGCTAGTTGTTTTAAATTATTTTGTATTAAATCTTTACCGGTAGAAAAAGCTGCTAGTTGTACCATCTTTGTCCAAGGTATAAGTAAATTAAATCTATAAAATCCTCTAGCTCCTTTTTTTAAAGTTTCGTTTTGTAATCCCTCACCAGATAAACGATTTGTTAAGTCTGCCATAGCCTCATCTACAGATAAGAAAACACTGTTCATTTCTTTAGTTATCTCAGAGTCACTCATTTTATGTTTTTCTTTTAACATTTGACCCATCTCTCGACCTAAGATTTGTCCTCCGTTTGCGACACCTTCTTGCATTCCTCTAACTGCAGAAGATATAGGAGCTTTACCAAGTGTTATAAAAGCTTCAGACAAAGAAGATACAGTAGCTAATGGTAAGTAAGCCATAGCATTTGCTAGTTTAGTTCCGTCATAAATAGCTTGTGCAGTTTCACTTGTAAAATAATCTACTTGTCCTGTCACAGATTTATAAACATCTATAAGATTTTGTTGGTCTCTAGTACTTAAAGTTCTTCCAAACTTATCAAGGTCTTCTTGTATAGGTTTAATAAATCTATCTACAAATTGTTGTTCATTAGATTGTTTAAAATATAATAAATTACCTGCTTCTGTTTTACCACCTATCTTAACATCAGAACCTTGGCTTAAGAAATGTTTTTTATGTTCTATAGTTTTGGCAGCATTCATAAGATAATTAGTAGTAACACTGTGTAAATCATTATCTAAAAATTCTGTAAATTTATTATCATCCAAAGTATCAAACTTACGAGCTTGAGTTAATAAACTTGAATGAGAACTATACAATTCATTTTGTTTGTTTAACATTGATTTAATAACATCATCAACTTCTGCTTCTGGAACAATTTCATCATCAATTAATTTCTGTCTAAATACAGCTTTATTAGCTTCTATAGCTTCTCTATTCCAACTACGAGGGAAATAATTTTCAATATCATTTATATTTATTCCTGCATCGTTAGCATCCTTACGTATAAAATCAAAAAATACTCTTAGGTTTTCTGCAGTTTTTTTAACAGTTTGAGAAGCTCCTTTAGAATCACCACCTCTCATAATAGTTAATACTTTTAATCCTTCTTCTGGAGAGATACGTCCTATTTTATATAAGTCTTCAACGGCTGCTTCGTATCCTAGTTTATAATTTCCTCTTCTAAATGATAAATCTTCAGCATAAGAATATCCTAATCTTGTTTTAGATTTAGCTACTAAACTTTTGCTAAACTCTGAAGTAAGTTTTTGACCTAACAATCTAGCATTAGGAGAAAACTCTGCGTCTGTTTTTAAAATCCAAGCAGGACTAGCTATGCTTTTAGCTAGTATTTTATCTTTTCTTTTTCTTGCTCTATAAAGTAAATCACTACCTGCTTCTTTTCGATAACCATCTTCACTATAAAGTCTTTGCAACCTGTCTTCAAAAAATTCATCTTTTCTTGCAAGACCTCCAAAGACACCACCTGTTAAAGCACCTATAGCTGTAGTAGATATTAACTCTGGATTAGAATATACCTTACGAATATTAGTATTTAATTCTGTTGTTTGTCTAAAATGATTATCTAAACCTGACCAAGCTCCAACCTCAAGAGCAGTTAATCCTGCTGTTTGTAAAGGTGTAACTCCTTTAGAAGCATTGCTTAAAGCAATATTTTTTAAACCTTGATTAGCTGTAGTAGCTACTGCTTGTCTACCAGCAAAAGAACCTCCTCCAGTAATAGGAGCTAATAATAAAGCTGCAATAGCTGTAGGGTCTGTAGCTATATCTACAGCTGCATTTTGAACAAGCCCTGCATATTGTTTCAAGCTTCCCATATCTGCTTTATCAAAACGGTTTCTTAAATATTTGTAATCGTTTTTTTGTTGTTCAGTAAATTTATTGCTTTCCATGGCACGTTGCATACCACTATACAAATTAAAATCAGAGTCTCTTAAGTATTCATAAATATCATTAGACTGTTCTCCTACTGAAGATAAAAATCTTTCTGTTACTTGTTGAAATTCTTCATTATTTTCTAAATCATCAAGAGTATAATTTCTTTTTAACTTAGATGAAGAGCCTATATTATATATAGCCATCTACTATCCTTCGTCTTCGTCTTTATCTAAATCAACTATAGGGTAAGGTCCATCATCTTTTGGAGCTTCACTAAAATATATCCAAGCACCTACAACACCATAACCAACTTTACCTATTCTTGTTCCTATTCCCGGAAGAACACCAGACTGTACTACTTTAGTTCCTGCAAGACTTGATAGACGTTTCATAAATGCTAATGTATCAATATTTCCTTTTGCATTCATGCTCTTAAAAACAGCTCTTTCAATACCAGACATGTTTTTTAAAAACAATTCTCTTCCCCTAGGATTTTTTGTAGGGTCTGCAAACTTAGTAGCTTTTTTTATAAATGTACTTATTGAAGGACTTTGTAAAATTTTATTGCCTATTTTAACTGCTGCCAGTGCAGTACTCTTACCTACAACTTTTACTCCTATAGTTCTAGCTAGACCAACTCCACCAGCAAAAATAAGAGCATCCATTGCATCGTATTCATCACCAAATAAAAATTCATTTACAGAACCAATAACAGGAATGTCATTTACTTTTTGTGCTATTGTTTTTTCTTCTTGTGTTTTTAAACTACTATTATTATTAGTAGCTACTTTATTAAATTCATTAGGAGGAACTATATCATAAACAGTATCCATTATACTATAAATAGCTGCCATCTCTTCTTTTTTTTGTGAATCAGGGCTATCAGAAGTAGCAACTACATTAACTAATCTATCTCTCATTTGTTTTAATTCATAAGGTACAAATACATCAGACTTAACTTTTTTAATACTTTCAGCATATATTTGTATTTTATCTGTATCTAATGAACCTTTTGAAAAATCAATATCAAACATAGATGGATTAGTATCTATCTCAGAAGAATCTTGACCAACTGCATATTTTGTAGCTATACCTAAAGCTCTGCTTTTTGGTATACCATAATTATTAATTAAATTATCTTGTATAGTTAATACGCTTTCTGTTAAAAGAGTAGGGAAATGTTTCTTCATATATTTAAAATTGTCTTCAAATTCAGCATCATTAGCTGACTCGTCTTTAGCCCATTCAGTTATTCTAGCTTGACCTATTGAAAGAGCTTGTGCACTATAAACTTTTGGTGCGTCTTGCTTTGTAGATTGTGTTGTAGGTTTAGGTGGAGAAAGTTGTACAGGTTTACCATCAGAACTTATAGCAGTACTAATCATATAATTTGTTACTGTTGTTTTACCGTTTACCATTGTAGTTGATGGTGATATAGTTATATTAGCATTTTTAAAAGCTATAAGGTCAGGGTTATTTACTATATATTTTGAAAGTTCATCAATAGGATTTCCACCAGAAGCAAACTCTTCAAGAGCTACTTTAACATTAGCAAAGTTTTCTCCTAACATACCATTAAGAGTTTTTTGTTTTGCTATTTTATCTTCTTCACTTAAAGTTTCTTCATCGTGAGATTGAAAAACTTTCTTAATACTATTGCCTAAAAACTCTCCTACATTTCTAACAGGTTGGTCTTGTTCTCTGCTGTAAGCTATAAATTCAGCTGGACTCATATTAGGAATTTTAGAGTGAGCATCTATTAAAGCTTGATAGCGTTCTAAATTACTTTCATCATTTGAATATTCTTTAGCTATATTGTTTATGCCATCCATAAATTGACTTATATCATAACCTTCTCCGTATTTTTCTTGTGTATAAGCTATTAATTTATTTTTAGTTTCACTTTCTAATATATCTTTGTCGTTTAAACCATCTTGAACATATTGATTATATTCTTTATTAAAAACAGTAGAATTTTCAAGACTACTTATATAATGACTTCTAGCTAGAACTCCTTCGTTTTGTAATTTATCTGCTTTCTTGTTTAGAATATTATCTCCAACACCTATTAACTTATCTAATACTAATAAATTTCTAGAAAATTTATCTTGGTCTTTAGCTGTTTTTTCTTTTCTAGCTCTAACATCAGCAAATTGTTGTTCTGCAAAATCTACTCCACCATCATCATAAAATTTCATTACATGTCTCCTTGGGCTAATAAGCTTTGTTGTTCTTGAGGCTCTTCAGTTTGTTGAGGCTCTTCTTTACTTAATAAACTAGTAGGTACTTCTATCTTATTAATATCATCCATAATTTCTTTAGGTAAAGCTCCTGCTGGAATTTTAGATTCTTTTGATATTTTATTCTGTGCATATTTTTTTAAGTTATTAGCTTTCATAACTGCAATATCATCTTCATCTTCAGGTTGTATATCTTCTTCTTCATCACCATTTATACGATAGTTGATGTTTGCTTTTTCTGCTAAAGCCATTAGTGAATAAATAGTAGGCTCAACTAACATCATTAATAAATCAGGATTCCACTTACCTTCTTGAAAGCCTGTTTGTAAAACTTGTAATGCTATGTCGGTTAAAGGAACTCCGTCTCCTATTCCTTTCATAAGAGGTACAAAAATTTCTTCTTCTAATAGTTGACCAGTTATAAAATTTAAAGCTTTTCTAAAGTCTGTAAATTCTGGTGGTCCTTCCCAAGCGTACCTTTGGTCTGGGTCGTTAGTTAATGATTGTCCCGGAATAGGTTTACCTGTATTTGCTAACGCATCTATTCCTGCTTGGTTATATTTTTCTACCATAATTTATCCTGTATATCTTAGTTCTGAAACTCTTTTAGCATAATTATTATCTCCACCACTAAACACTTCTTCAGTTAAAAAAGGAGCTGCAAGACTAGCTGCAGCACCCCAACTACTTCCTCCAGACATGTAAGAATTATTACCTGCTGTAAAATCTACTGTATTAAATTGTCCAGTTCTATCATATCCAGACATGTTCATTACATCAAAATTAGTACGTAAAACTCTTTGTGTAGGAGGGTCTCCTGCTATACTCATTGATACTTTAGAAGCAACTCCTGACAAAGCTCCACTTGTTATAGAATCAGCTAGTTGAGCAGGGTCTGTAATTCTATTAATAGTTTCTTTATATGTTTTAGAAGCTATATCTTTTCCTTTAGCTAATAAATTTAATTGTTCTTTTTCTACAACAGTACTACCAGTTGGAACAGCTTCTGATACTTTTATTCCTTTAGGTAGAGCAGTGTCAGTTATGTCAGTAGGTTTAGCAAATACAGAAGCTCTATCAGGACTCAACACTAAACCTTCACCTTTAATAAAATTAGTAGCTCTGTTAAAACCATTGTCTATAGCTTTAGTTACAGTGTTGTAAGCATTACCCACGGCAGTAGCTCCGGCATGTATAGCACCAGCAGCTTTATGTAAAATACTAGTACCTTTTGCTGCATAAGTACCTAGTTGACCTAACATACCTGAAGCAAACTGAGGCATAAATAACATAAAGCCAATTTGACCTAGTATACCTAGTTTACCAAAAGCTTTACCAAACTTCTTACTTAATTTTTTAATTCCTTTACCTATTTTTTTAATTGTTTTTCTTAAAAATCCCATACTATTTTCCTATGTTGTTATTCCAAATAATCTATCGACTGTACTTGATATGTTATTAAAGTTAGTTGACCAATTTTTAGCTACGTCTCCTTCAGCACCTGCAGCAGCTATCATAGCTTGTACTTTTCTTGTAGCAGTATCATTAGCCCATCTAAAATTATAATCTGCTTGGTCTCTTAATTCTTGCCATAAAAAAGCTTGAGCTTGTGAAGTCATACTAAAAGCCATCTTAGCGTTCTCTTGATTAATAGCATTAGAGGCTGCAGTGTCTGCTAAGTTTGCTCTTCTTCTCCAATCTACATTTGATTGTTGTATTGCTAAAGCATTTTGTGTATTAAACTGTTCTCTGTTAAAGTCTATTTGCTCATTAAACTGTCTTGTTTGATTTATGATAGAAGCATTAGCTTTATTAATATCTGCTTCTCTACCAGCTCTACGAGCTTCAGCAGCATTGTTTTGTTGTACATTAAATTGGTCAGCAGCATTTAATTGTTGTGTATTAAATTGTTCTGTTTGAGTTTTTAAGTTTGACATAAACATATTAACTTGATTTTCACTAGTAGCTTTAAATTGTCTACCAGCATTAGTAGCAGCTTGATTACTTAATAATCTTTGTTGTTCTTGTTGAGCTTGTATTACATTTGACTGTTGCTCATTAGATATATTTTGCATATCTACAGATAAAAAAGCTTTAGCATTTTCTATTTGAGCTTGTTGATTTAAATTAGCTTCAGCTATATTAGCTTGAGACATAAGAACAGCATCTTGTATTGCAGCTTGTTGTTTGTTACTAGCATTTGTAAGACTAACAGATTGCATAAATTTACTGTTAGATAATTCAGTTTGTTGGTCAGCACTAAACTGAGCCATATTAAGATTAAATACTTTATCAGCATTACTAAGAGCTGTTTGTTGTCTTAGTTGAGCATTTTGAATTTCTACTTGTGCTTCTATAGACTTTTGTTGTCCTACACTTTGTTGTATAGCTTGTGCATTGCTTTGTGCTAAAGGTACAGCACTTTGAATAATAGCATTAAATAAATTATCTCTTCCAACACTAGAAGCAGTTAAGCCTCTTCTAGCTAACATAGCTTCTACATTAGCAACAGCTGGTTTAGCCCAAGAAGGAATTTCTCCATTCTCCATACCACTTAATAAACTATCTAACTGATTAGATACTAAAGCTTCTTGAGGTAATCCTTCAATGATTCCTCTTTGTTCTTCTGTAAAATCTGTAAGCCTAGCCTCTAAAGCTTCAGGGTCATTAGCTAACTCTGCTATATCTTCTTCTGATAAACCTGCATTTCTTAATTGTTTTTTAGCTCTAGTAATTCTAGGTAAAGATGTTCCTGCAACTTGTGCAGCACTTGCTTTAGCTTCGTCACTTAGTGTTCCTACTATTCGTGCTGCTAATGCTCCCGGTTCTATTTCTACTTCTGCTGCATCTATAGGTGCAACTCTATCAACACCTACTGCGTCTGCTAACGCTTCATCTCTTACTTTACCTTCTGCAACTTTTACATTAACATCTGTATCAACTGTATCTGCATCATATGAACCAGCAGTAATAGGTTCTGGTTCTTTAACTGTAACAACATCTTCCATTTGTTGTACAGCTTCTAATCCAACCTCATCTATAGTTTTAGGATTAACTCCTTTTCTTTTAGCTAATTCAATGTTTTCTACTGTATAGTCTTCTCCTTCTTTAACAGGAACTAATTTTGTCTCTGGAATTACACCTTCAGGAATATTACCTGCAGCTCTTTCTTCTGCAGTTCTTCCTGCTTGTGTCATTCTTTTAGCTCTTTCTGCATTAAATTGGTCTGTAGAGCCTGTAATTACATTAGGGTCTGGTTGTATAGCCCAGTTTGTTCCTCCCCAAACATAAGTAATACCTCCTTCAACTTTAGTATCTCCTATTTTAGGACCAGATTTATTTTGATTACCACCCGGAACTCTACCACCACCCGGACCTTCTCCCTTACGTGGACCGTCTCTTTCAGTATTAGAAGTAGTATTTAAATTTCCTTCTCCCATTCTATCTACAGAAAATCTAAAGTTATTGTCAGCTTCATCAACTGGTATTTTAGGAAAAGTACCTTTAGGATTTGTAGGAACTGTAGGATTTATTGGACCATCATTAGTACCACCTTCAGCTAAAGCTACTCTACCACCCTTAGACATGTCTACTCTACCACCCGTAGTATACATTTGTTTATATTTTTTTAATTTTTTATTATTTTCTTTGTTCATTTATAATACCTTATATGTATATTTTACTTGACTTCAAAGAGTTTGTCAAGCTTTTCTCCAATTTTTTCTATTCTATCCATGAGGATTCCCATGTCATCTTTTAATTCTGTTTTGGTGACGTACTCTTTAGCCATTTCTTCACGAGTTTTATTTAAGAGTATATCGATTCGTTTAGCTTCTGAAGCGTTTTGTCTAATACTAAATAAAACCGGTGCGAGTACTAGAGTTATAAAGATATTCCAGAATAAGTATGGAGTTAATTCCATAATGTTTTTTAACTGTTGTCAGTTATATAAGTCTTACCAGTTGTAACTGCTGCAACGTGTGTAGTTTTTAAATTACTTGCTGCTCCTGCTACGTCTGGAGTATCGTTACCGTCTACAGGTGCATAAGTTAAAATAAGTTCTAAGTGGTCTACGTTCCTTTGTACCATT